AGATCATCTAGCCTCTTCTGAGACTGTTCAAATCCCAACCCTTGCCGATTTGAGGCAGCAGAATACTTCTGCTTGACGAACCGACGCTGAGCTAGGTTAAGCTCAATATCGATCTCCTCAGGCAAGAGATTGTCAACCTGGAAGGAACCAAGTTTCTGGACCCCCAGGTTGACTGCTATATGCATCTCTTCTATTGTCACTTGACTTCTTTGAGTTTTGCCCTCAGTGCATTCACTGCTCCTGAGTTCTTCTTGTTCTTAAAGTATACCAATGTATCTGTCAAATCATCTCCTATCGTCTCATCACCGTGGATATGCTGGTTGCCTATCTTACGTATGATATCTTGCTGTATCATTTCAGCAATCTCGTCTTTGAGGTCAAGATCTTTGTCTACAGCTGCTTTGTAAAACTTAGCAGGTGACTTGGTCTTCAAGTCGTACAAACTATTCTCAACCTCCAAATCTGTAAGCTTGTCAGGGTTTACATTTGTCAACACCCTCAACAATCTCTTCATTCGGGCAACATCAGAAGAAGCCTTAATGAATTCCTTATCTGCATCCTTTGCAACTTGCACTCGTGCGTTCTTTTTAAGCAAATCCTTTTGAGGATCGTATATGTAAAATCTAGCACCTTGGACAGTGTTCAACTCTTCTTTTGTTTCAACTACCTGTCTATGCTTCATACACCACTTGTAGGTAATGTAGTCTTCAATATTCACAGGAGTGCCGTCCTCCTCAGTAGTAATGTCAAGTTCTTTTCCCTCGAATGGGACCTTGACTCTTAGACTCGCCCAGTAATCTTTTTCCCTTCCAGGAAAATCTGGGTGATCATACGGTAGACCTACAAGACCTGGTAGGTACTTTTTAGCCTCTTCTCCTTCCACTCCTCTGAGTGGTTGACGTCCTACAAATATAGAACCAATTGTGACGCGAGCTCCCACTAGGACCTCCTTTGGCAAGAAACCTACGGTCTCCTTTCGTCTGATATAAATTTTTCTCATGTTCTTTTAAAGTTTAGAAAGAATAACTAAGCTGTTCTTTTGAAGTGAAAGAATAACTTAATGTTTGGTTTAGGTAGTAGATGGTTGCAAACGGGGGGAAAGTTTACCAATCCCCCCTATGCAAACCAAACACTAATTACGATGCAGTGCAAGTCAAGTCAAGCGAAGTATCGAATCTGCGGAGCAGGATACCAGCTGTCTTCAACATGTGCACGGAAGCACCGTCTATATCACTTGCGCGAGTGTCAGATCCTGTGAAGCCCTTAGGCACAACAGAACCAGCAACAGCCCAACGCAACATTTCACGACCTTTCTTATTGATCATCTGGAGGTTGTTTTCTCCGTCATAGGTAGACTGATCAACGAACGTCATTCTGTAAGACTCCAATGGGAGACCTGACTCTGGGTGCTTCTTAGAAGCCTGAGCAACAGGACCATGGTCAAACAATGGAACTTTAACTACGTTCACTGTATGACCATCAATGTGATCGTACGAGTTGAAGTAACCAGTAACACCAAGACTACGTCCGCTACCTGTAATGAACTTAGACTCTGAAGTCTGCAAGTATCCTCTAGTTGCACCAGGAGATGTTGCAGTGCTTGAGCTAGAACCGTAGTAGTTACGCAAAGCCTTATCAAACTCACGTGCACCACCGATACCTGTGAACAATGTCACCTGCTTATCAGTAGCGTCAGTCATACCGTAGAACAAGTCACCAATGACGTCCTCAATCTTCTTCTGAGTCAAAGTAGAGTAAGAGTCTTTGTTGATGATCTGCTCGAACAAACCAGGACCAGAAACAACTGGCTGACCGTTCTCATCCACCATGTTGGTTCTACCGGTAGAGTCATGAGTCTTCTGGCCATACCAGTAGTACATCTCACACTCTTCCTTAAACTTCAACATGTGGCGATACTCCTCGTAGTCCATCCACAACTTGGTAGAAGAACCCTCCTTCAATGGGAGCTCAAACTCAGCAACGTAATCCTTAGCGTTACCAGAGAACTGATAAGACTTACGGATAGTACCAATCTTAGATCTCACCAAGCCGGGTGCACTCCAGTTAGAAGCGTTTCCGCGAGAGAAGTCAATTCCGACGTTAGCATAGAGCTGACCCCACATTGCTCCTACAGCCAAATCGCCTGTAGCATCTGTATAGGCAGCAGCGTCAGGAGATACAAACTTCATAGTGTATCTGTATCCATTAGCTACTTGACGAGGCTCTTCCATGATACGTGCAAGAACACCGCTCTCAGAAACCAGTGTGTATGGGAATACAAACCAGCGGTCTGGGAAAGTAATTGTGAACGTTGCACCACCTGCGCCTGTTCCTTCAGAGTCTTGAACTGGGCGAACATTCACTTCGTGAGTCTTCACTCTATACTCGTATTCAAAACGATCGATAGACTTCGTGTTACCTACTCCCTCTGTCATAAAGGACAGTGGGAACTTCTTCTCTTCACGACCTGCGAGGTGCGTGATAATAGGAGAAAGCTCTTCGGGCTTCTCCATAAGCGCATTGACCAACGAATTGGTGTCAGTCATCTGCGAATCATTGTAGTACGTTTTCAGTACGTTAGTCAATGCCATGATTATTTATTTAAATAGTTAATTGCTTGTGTTAAAAAAGCGCGTTTATGTCCAGCTGGTCAGGATCAAATGTCTTCTGGGCTTTTCTTTGTGCCTTTCTTGCATTCTTCACCGTATCCTCATTCTGTACAATTCTTTGTCGTAAGTTCTGCACACTCTTCGTGCGAGCCTTTACGTCTATAATGTCGTCTAACTGAAATCCTCCATACATCAAGTAGTCTATTGCTAGCTTGACTTCCATTGAGGCTTCAGAGTAATCAATATCTCTCTGGGTTCTACCTGAATCATCTACGGGTTCTGAGATGTAGTCAAAAAACTCTGACTTGTCATTGTCAGGTATGCGTATACCTGCAAACTCATTGCCGTCTTCTATGATATCAGCAACACCATTCCAAAACTCCTCTTGCTCTTCAGCTTGAGCTTGGAATTGTTCTTGTTGTTGCTCTAGTAGACCTTGTCTCTCGTACTCTTGTGCTTGTGCAAGGGCATCACGGGCTGCTTCTGCTTTACCGTGCAGTTTACCGCTGTCCTCGTAATCCTCCAAGAGCTCACTGATAAACTCGTTACCGTGACCTTTTGCTTGGAAGTACTGTGAGAGCACAGCCTTCTGTATCCCTACGTCCTTTTCATTGATCTGAAAATTCCCGTAGTCGAGAGAGGGGTTGTAAGCTTCAAAGAACTTTTCTGAGTCTCCGCCCGCAAGGACGTAATCCAGATGTTGTTGTATCAGTGGGAACTGTCCGAACAGATCTTGTATCTGGTCTTCTGCAACCTCTTGGGCCGCATCCCTCACAAACTCAGTCAACCCTTCAACTGTGTCCGCATACTGATTTTCCAATTCAAGGCCGATTGTACCTGCGATCTCGTCAGCAACAGAGTTAAACTCTATCTCCTCATCGCCACTGTCTTCTACAGTTCTATCTTCCTTTTCCTCGTACTGTTCGGGATCGTCGACTCCGTCCTCAAAGTCTGAGTCTTCGTGGTCCCTTTCTACAGAAGCCTCTGCTTCTTGTAGGTCATCGTCCAGCTCTTCTGAGACTGGTGTTTGTTCCTGTACCTCTTCGGCTGCAGGTGCTTCAATTCCATCTCCGAGCATATCGTCGAAACTGATGGCGCTAAAGTCTAACTTTCTTTCTTCTGACATCGCAAAAATATTTGTTTGGTTTTAAAGTGCAACTATAAAATTATTTTTTACAATCGCTATTACTATATATCACTTAGGATACCCCCAGCTCTATATCGAGCGGGCGTTTCCAGTACTGTAGTTGCTCTAGGTCCCATGGGTAGGGACTTAACACCAGGGGGTACGGACTCGTATGATTTTACCAGATGTCCTCGGTCATCATAGCCTTTCACGTCTAGGTCTACTTTGAGACCTTTGTTCGCAGTTGTCATTGTCGCATTAGGACCGATCTTAGGGAAGATCATACTAGCTGCCGTATTCCCTGCCTGATGCGCTGGCCCAAGACCAGCTTGTTGTTGTTGTGGGGTTGCAGCAATATTTGGTTGCTGCTGTGCTTCGAACTCAGATATAAGGTCACGCCCTTGCCGTGCTGCATTAAACACGTCCATGATAGACCCATCAAACTTAGACTTTCGTGATCGCTCTAAGAGCTGACGTCTTTCTTTGTTACTAATCATGAGTTGTTAATCTCTTTCTCTTTTATTGCCAACTCACGCTGCTTTATCTCATGTTCCTTGAGCATCTTCTCAAGATCCAAGTTCAACCTACCAGTAGCATCTTGTGCTTCTGCGTTGATGAGTGCAGTCTCAATTTGTACCTGCCTGTCTTTGTCTTTCTCAAGCGTTTCTTGCTGCATAGCTTGTTGCTTGAGCTGCATTTCTTGCTGTTGCTGTTGTTGCTGAGCTTCTTGTTGCTGTTGCTCCAATTGATCTCTAGCTTTCTCAGCGGCTCTGATCTTAGCCTTGATACCGGCGAAGTTCTCTGTGTCAAACAAGTCCAACACTTCGGAGGTCTTCATGCCGTTCTGGATCATAGCCTGAGACAACTGCTTAGCTTGATCGAGCTTCTCCAGGTCTCTGCCTGCATCGGATACGAATATCCCGTACTCGCTTTCCATGTGATCAGTTGCATCAACGTCTACCAGATCAACAGTGTTGTCTGGGAGTACGTACATTCCCTTCTTGCCGTTAACCCAAGCTTCTTTGGAGTAGTCTAGAAGTCCCTGTAGCTCCCTCTGTTCGAATCTGTTGAACTTACGGAATAGGTCTTCTGTGATGTGAGATGATTGCATGATAGCCTGCTGCGAAGACGCCTTGCCATCATACGGACCGATCTGTCCTTGTCTCTGTCTGTTTACTCCAGATATCTTCTCCCACTCCTGCATGATAGAGTCTAGGAGTTGTAT